TCAATGATGAAGATAAGACCTTGGTTAGAAGTACCAGGTGATGATATCTACATCATAAAATATGATAGAATTCTTACTATGAGTGAAGTTAAAGATAAAATGATAATATCAATGTATACAACATACTGTGATGAAGGTGACTTTGACTTTGGTGAATTTATAAATGAAGAACCTTCAAATCATGAAGTAACTAAAAAGATGGGTTATATATCTAACGTAGAAGATGCCCGTAAGAAGCTAGAAGACCTCTTTAAGGATACATAGCTATATCTATCCCTCCAAACCTTACAAAGGTTATTGTACATCATTTGCACACACTTGTCAAGTATGTTATAATATAGTCATAGACTGAGATCAAATGTAATGGTAAGAAAAAAGTCAGAACACTATGTAAACAATAAGCAGTTGCTTGAGGCACTGATTGTTTATAGGGCAAAAGTAGCCACTGCAAAGGAGAATGACTTACCTAAACCAAGAATTACGAATTATCTTGGAGAATGCTTTCTTAAGATAGCAACACACCTATCATATAAACCAAACTTTGTAAACTATATGTTTCGTGAGGATATGATATCTGATGGTATTGAGAACTGCGTTCAATACATCCATAACTTCGACCCAGAGAAGTCTCGTAATCCTTTTGCATACTTTACACAGATTATACACTATGCCTTTCTGAGACGCATACAGAAGGAAAAGAAGCAATTAGAAATTAAGACAAAGATTATTGAGAAGTCTGGATATGATGAAGTGATGACTGTAGATGACAGTTCACTTGCTGGTAGTAGTTCTGATTATAATACTATAAAAGATAATATTACATATAAAAATAACAACAGATGAAAGTTGCTATCATTACTGATCAGCATTTTGGTGCTCGAAAGAGTTCTAAGATATTGCATGATTACTACGGAAAATTTTATAAGAATATATTCTTTCCCTATCTGAAGGAAAATAATATCAAGACTGTAGTTGATATGGGTGATACTTTCGATAATCGAAGAACTATTGATCTATGGGCAATTGATTGGGCAAGAACTAATTACTATGATGTTCTTCATGAAATGGGTATCAAAGTTCACACTGTTGTTGGAAATCATACTGCATATTATAAAGATACAAATGAAATTAATACTATAGACTTACTTTTAAGACAGTATGATAACGTAAAAACTTATGCAGAAGTAGAAGAAATAAAGTTAGGTAATCTAAATGTTTTACTTATACCTTGGATCAATTCAGAAAATGAAGAGAGTTCATTTGATCTAATCAAGAATAGTAAATCAAAAGTTGCAATGGGTCATTTAGAATTAAATGGATTTAGAGCACATCGTGGTCATGTCATGGAAGATGGTATGGATATAGATGCTTTTGAAAAGTTTGATAAGGTATACTCTGGTCATTATCATACAAGATCTGATAATGGAAAAATATATTACTTAGGTAATCCATATGAAATGTTCTGGAATGATGTAAATGATCCAAGAGGATTCCATATATTTGATACAGAGACTACAGAACATACTCCTGTAGATAACCCTTATAGTATTTTCTATAATGTTTACTATGAAGATACACCACATCAGTTGTTTGATGCTAGTGAATATAAAGATAAGATAGTCAAAGTTATAGTTCGTAAGAAAACTGAACAGAAGAAGTTTGAAAAATTCTTAGATAAACTATATTCTGTGGGTGTTCATGAACTAAAGATAGTAGAAAATTTTGTAATACAGGATAATGAAGAGTTTGAAGTTGAAGAAACTGAGAATACAATATCAATTTTAAATAGATATATTGATGAGAGTGATATGGATTGTGACAAATCCGTAGTTAAAGGTATTTTACAGAAGATATATTCCGAAGCCTGTGAGGTAGAATAATGTTTCTTTTAGCAAGTAAAAATAGTACACCACAAGGTGCTTACGCAGTTCAGGACCAAAATGGTGAAAGTGTATTATTCTTTTTTGAAGAAGAGGATGATGCCGATAGGTATGCAATGTTACTGCAAGCACAAGAAGATCGTTCTTTATCAGTTATAGAAATTGAAGAAGGACTTGCATTTCGTACGTGTAAGCTGTATAATTATAGATATGCAGTGATAAAATCTGAAGACATTGTTATACCGCCAAAACTAGATGATAACGTTTCAAAAGATTAAATGGAAAAATCTTCTCTCTACAGGGAACCATTGGACAGAGATTGATTTCCAAAGTAATCATACCAACTTAGTTATTGGGACAAATGGTGCTGGAAAATCTACAATCCTAGATGCACTTACTTTTGTTCTTTTCAATAAACCATTTCGTAAAATTAATAAGTCACAGTTAGTGAATGCTGTTAATGAAAGAGAATGTCAGGTAGAAATAGATTTTAGTATCAATACAAAACAATATACGGTTCAGAGAGGTATCAAACCAAGTATATTCAATATTATAGTAAACGGTGTTGAACTTCATAAAGAAGCAGATGATCGTGCTATGCAGAAGATATTGGAGCAAGGTATATTAAAATTAAATTATAAGTCATTTACTCAAATAGTAATACTGGGAAGCAGTTCTTTTGTTCCATTCATGCAACTATCTTCACCAAATAGAAGAGAAGTTATTGAGGATCTGTTAGATATACGTATTTTCTCAGCAATGAATAATCTAATCAAAGATAAGATACGTCAAAAGAAAGGTAGTATCAATTCTTTGGATTTGAAAAGAGATAATATAAAAGATAAAATGAACATGCAACAGAAGTTTATTACTGAACTTGAGGACATGGGAAAACAAAATATAGATAAAAATAAGAGTAATATTGATACATTAATTTCTGAGTCAGATCAGTATGTCTTGGATAATCAAGGTATAGAACAAAGTGTAATAGACCGCACTGAAGAGCAAAATAAACTCATAGGATCAGGTGAGAAGTTAGCAACTCTTAACAATTTGAAAGGTAAAATATCCAATAAAGTATCAACCCTTACCAAGGAACATAAGTTCTTTACTGATAATGTATCATGCCCTACATGTACCCAACCTATAGAAGAATCGTTCAGATTAAATAGAATTAATGACGTTCAAACTAAGGCGAAGGAACTTAAGAAGGGTTACGAAGACCTTGAAGAGACCATCAAAAAAGAGCAAAACCGAGAACGTCACTTCAATAAACTATCAAAAGAGATTACTAAACTCAACCATGACATTTCTCAGAACAACACTCGGATTAATCTCAATCAGAAACAGATCCGAAACCTTGAATCTGAAATTCAAACACTTACCAGTCAACTTAAAAACAGAAATACTGAACATGAGAAGTTAAAAGAGTTTAAAGGAAATCTCGACAAAACTACTGAAGAGTTATCAATACAGAAAGAAGATATAGAATACCATGACTTTGCATACTCACTTCTAAAAGACGATGGGGTGAAGACAAAGATCATTAAAAAGTATCTTCCATTTATAAATCAACAAGTAAATCGTTTCCTTCAGAAAATGGAGTTTTATATAAACTTCCAATTGGATGAGGCATTTAGTGAAACAATTCAATCTCCTTTACATGAGGACTTTACATATAGTTCCTTTAGTGAGGGTGAAAAGATGAGAATTGATCTAGCACTACTATTCACTTGGAGAGAAGTAGCAAGAGTTAAGAACTCAGTTAATACTAATCTATTGATTATGGATGAGGTATTTGATAGTTCACTAGACACTTTTGGTACAGATGATTTCCTTAAAATCATAAGGTTTATAATTAAAGATGCGAATACTTTTGTTATCTCACATAAAATTGATATGCAAGATAGATTTGAAAATGTCTTGAAATTTGATAAAGTAAAAGGATTCTCTCAAATAGTGACATGAACACACCTAACTGGCAACACAACTCTGGTAAAATCCAGAAAAGAAAATTAAAACCACAAGCGTTACGTCAAGCAAAGAAAAGACGCAACCAGTTGATAAAGTGTCTACTTAACCGTCCCAAGGGGCGGTTTCGTTATTATAATAGATGTATAAGATAATTAAGCACATGACTGTAAGACACGAAGTAAAAGGACAACTCGCTAAGTTATTAGCAACAGAGGATCTCATTGTAGAGAGTAAGAAGGTTGATACTGCATCTTTCAATGTACACACTCGTGTTCTTACACTACCTATGTGGGACAAGGCAAGTAATAATGTATATGATGCACTCGTAGGTCATGAGGTTGGACACGCATTATTCACACCTGATAACGATTGGTATAAAGAGATGGACATACCTGCAGGTATTGTGAATGTTGTAGAGGATGCACGTATTGAAAAGATGATGAAGAGAAAGTATGCAGGATTATCAAAGACATTCTACACAGGTTATCATGAGTTGAGTGATTCAGACTTCTTTCAGATTGCAGGTAGAGACTTAGATACATTCAACTTTGCTGATCGTGTAAATCTATACTTCAAGATTGGTAACTACAATGATATACCTTTCAAGAATGATCGTGAGAAGGAATTACTTTCTATGGTTGGTTCTACAGAAACATTTGATGATGTGCTTCAAGTTTCTAAGTTACTTCATGAATATTGCAAGGGAGAGATTGAAGACATGAAGAAGGAACTGGAGCAGATGAGAGAAGAAGAAGCAAAGATGTTTAGTGAAATGGATGGTGGATCATTTGGTGGTTCAAGTGATGAAGATTCCGATCAAGAAATAAATAATGATACAGAATATCAGACGGTAGATGGAGAATCAGGAGATGAGTCCGAAGACGAAAATCAGTCTTCATCAAATATTTCTATCTCTCAGATCCCTTCAGAGGAGTTGGATGCAGCAATACAAAAAATTGAAAATGGGGAAGGAGGAATAGATGTCAGTTCTGCAACTGCATTTGATAGATCAATCCAAAATCTTAATAGGAAAGATTCAGTTCAGAACGAATACTTTGAACTACCTAAAGTAAGCACTGATCATATTATCATAGATAATGCTCAAATACATAGGAGAATTGTAAATGAGTGGAATGATCAGATTCAAAAAAAAGAAACAAATAAGTATACAGATCCAAATTGTGATATAGCACAGTTGACTAGAGATAGTATGGATGTAGCTAGAAAAGAGTTCAAAGATTTCAAGAAGTCAGCACAGAAAGAAGTTAATTATCTTGTAAAGGAATTTGAAATGAAGAAGTCTGCATCTGCATACGCTCGTGCAGCGACATCACGCACAGGAGTCTTAGATACAACTAAACTTCATACTTTCAGATATAATGAAGATCTATTCAAAAAAGTTACTACTCTTCCTGATGGTAAGAATCATGGATTAGTATTCATACTTGATTGGTCTGGATCTATGAACTCTGTAATGTTAGACACAATCAAACAACTTTATAATCTAATCTGGTTCTGTAGAAAAATTCAAATACCATTTGAAGTTTATGCATTTACAAATTGCTATCCCAATCCAAATTATGAAGCATCTTATGAGGTTAAGGAAGGTGTAGCACAATTAGATGACAACTTCTCTCTAATGAATCTTCTTACACATAAAGTAAATTCAAAGACTCTTGAGTCTCAGATGGAAAATATATACCTAGTTGCTAAAGCAGTTAGTTGGACTTATTCAAATTACTACAATGTACCATTAGGTATGGGTTTATCAGGAACACCTTTGAATGAGACACTAGTTTGTCTGCATGATATTTTACCACAATTTAAGAAGGAGAATAAAGTAGAGAAGGTTCAGTGTGTTATTCTAACTGATGGTGAAGCACATCCTCTACGTTTCCATAGAGAGTTTACAAGAACATGGGGTGAAGAGTGTGATTCTTACATGGGAACATCATACGTAGGAGATAACTGTATACTCAGAGATAGAAAGACAGGACATACTTATACTTTTGATGATAATGTTTTCTCTATGACTGATGTATTACTACAGAATCTAAGAGATAAGTTTAGTGATGTTAACTTCATTGGATTTAGAATATTACCACCAAGAGAAGCATCATATTTTGCTCGTAGATATATGGGATATGGTGATGAACTTGAAAAGACTATGAAAGTTTGGAGAAAGGAGAAAGCATTTTCTATCAAGAAATCTGGATACAATGTATACTTTGGTCTCTC